GGTCGCCCTGGAGCCAGGTATACATCGCGGAGCCGGTGAAGCCGCCGACGTTGGTACTCGCGCTGTTCATCTGTCGCGTGGTCTTCATCAGGTTTTTCAGGCCGAAGGTGATACCGGCCTTCCCGCCGGAGGCCAAGTCGTCGTGCTTAAAGCCGACAATGACGAGCGTCAGTGTCTCGCCGCTCACGGTGATGTCCTTCGTGTCGCCGACCTTCCAATAGGACTCGGCCTGCCCGGCCTCGGCCGCCTGCGCGATTTGCGCCCAGGTGTTGTTGGCGAGGGTCTTATTCGGCATGGAGACCGTAACGGAGCAGGTCTTGCTCGGAGGTGCGGTATAGTTGTTGTCGCCGGCGGCCTCGACAGTGATGACCGCGGAGCCGTTGCTGACGGCGGTCACGGTGACGGTCGTACTGTTGACCGAGACGGTCGCGTTGCCGGTGCTCGACCTCGCCGTGACCGCGCCGGTGCCGGAGCGGGTGACCGTAATCGTCCCGGTCTTTTTCGAGATGTTCAAGTCGAGCTGACTGACGCTCAGGCTCAGGGTGCCGGTTGCCTTTCCGATGGTCCAGGAGACGGTCTTCTTGGCGTAGCTGCCGCCGGCCCAGCAATAGTTGTCCTTCGGCGTGAAGGTCGCGTCGTAGCTGCCGGCGTTTATGCCGGTAGTCGTGCCGCCGAGGGTCAGTTTAGCGGGGTCGTAGTTGGTCCAGTCTGGACTCTGCGAGCCGGCCGAATAGGTCAGGGCTTTCGCCTGAGTCGGCACGGCGACAGGCGCGCGGTCGATAGTCCAGTTGACCGTCTTGGCCGTATTCGTACCGTCGGCCCACTTGTACTTTTCCTTCGGGGTGAAGGTCGCCTGATAGGTACCGGCCGCCGTTTTCGTCGTGTCGCCGCTCAGGGTCAGCGTATCGGGATTGTAGCTGCTCCAGACCGGACTTTGCGGCTCGCCGGTATAGGTCAGGGTCCCGGACTGACTCGGCACGACCTGAATCGTATAGGCGAAGCTCGCGAGGGCCTCCAGGGCCTCGTCCGCCGTGTCCTGCGCATTGTCGGCGGTCTTCTTTACGTTCGCTATTTCCAGGCGGATGTCGGGGTGTGCGAGCTCGCTCGCGTCGTGGTCCCCGACGGCCTTTTTCGCCGCGCCCTTCTGCTCGTAGTCCATTTCGGGAAGCTGCGTGCCGGGGACCTTGCCGTCTTGCCCCAGCGTAGCGACGCCGCCGGCCTCGCCCTTGTCGCTGGTCGGCACGTAGTCCATCGTGGGCAGCTGCTCGGGGTCCACCTTGCCGGTCTCGTCCAGGTCGGCCTTTTTGCCGAGCGTCTCGTCGATGATGTCGAAGTTACCGTTGAGGTCAGATACCTCGACGAAGTCCTCCGGCGCCGGCTTTTTCAGATTGTACTTACTCGTGTAAGTAGCCATTTAGGGTAATACCTCCTCTTTCAAGTCTTTCCACGTGAGGCCCGAGACCGCGTCCCAGGTGTAGGGCGCGACTTTCTCCCACGTGTTATAAAGAAGCTCGACGGAGAATACCATGTTGTACGGCAAAATCCGCTCGAGCGTCTCGGCGATAATGGATTCCTGCTTTTTGACGTTCAAAGCGACCTTCACGTTGACGGTAAAGGTCGCGGTCGTGATGGTCAGCTTGTAGCCGTTTTCTCCGCAGAGCGAAGCGAGGAGCCGCGCGAGGCTCTTCCTCGTATAGGGAATATTCTCGTTGTACCGGCTTTGCAGCCGGAGCTTGCGGTCGTCCAGCGCGTCGGAGGTGAAGGGCGTGATATGCAGCATCTTCTCTCGCCGGGCTACGCCGTACTCGGTCGCCTCCGAGATAAACTGGTCGTTCATACAGTCCTCGCAGGCGTCCCAGATTTCCTGGACGACCGGCGTCTCCGCGGCCATTATGGCGACCATCTCGCGGAGCTTTTTCAGCTCTTCGGTCAGATATTGCTCCTGGTCGATTTCCCGAACGGTATTAAAGTTCTTCACAGTCGAACGTCCCCCTTACCGCTACGGAGTCGGTATCGAGCTGCACGTTGCCGGCCTGCCCGTTGACCGTCGTCCCGAATACGTCTACGATACCGGTCAGGGCCAGCAGCCGCGACTCGATTTGCGAGACCCTGACGAGAAGCCCGGACTCGCTGCGCCAGGTAGAATTGAGCTCGCGGTAGTAGGCGTCGAGCGCCGCCTCGATATACGGCCGGCACTCCTCGAGGTCCCAGCCCTCCTCGAAGGCGAGGTTGGCCTTGACGTTGATTTCCGTACCGTTCGCGCCGACGACCGTGACCTCGTGGTCGATAGGAGCGAGCCCGATACCGTCGCCGCTGTTCTGCGTCGGGTCGATGGTCGTCTGGACCTGCTGAATCAGCTCCAGCGAGGGCGGCTGGAAATTGCTGTCCGTGATGACGAGCTTGACCGTCCCGGGGCCGTCCCACGCGCGATAGGGCTTGCACCCACCGACGCCGGGCAAAGCCTCGACGACCTCGATATACTGGCCTCTGTTGAAGCCGTAGGACTGATTCGCGAAGCTGTTGAGGTACCGGAGCCGCAGGGTCTCGGTGTCCTCCTCGTCCTCGCCGTTAATAAGGATTTCCGTCAGCTCGGCCGTGGCGAGCCCCTCGATATACTCGATGGGGATAAGCTGTCCGGTATAGCCGTTCGGGTCAGCGCCCGCGGTCTCGCAGGTCATGTGATACTTATGCTGGCCCTCGTCCGCCGCCTCCGTCACGACCCAGTTGTACTTGTCGCAGGAGAAGCGGGCGCCGATAGGTACGTCCATACTGAATTCCCCGAGGCCCACGGCGCAGGTTGCGGGAAGCGGCGTGATACCGCGCTCTCTGCAGCGGAGAATCAGGTAATCGCGGCTCGCCGTGTCGGCGAAGGTCTCGGTCAGTATCGTGTCGAGAGCCACGTAAATCATGGCGCTCTCGAGCGAATTCGGCGCAAGCGCGTCGAAAATAATCGAGCCCTCGCGCTTGTCGAGGCTCGAAGCCACACGGGCGAGCTTTTCCTGTAAAAGAGATTCGTACGTCTTATCTTCGTACATCGGTTTCCACCTCCATATCGCCGAAAATGCTGTGCACGGTAAAAGTCACATGCACGCTCTTCTTCCCGGTCTCAAACTCAAAGCCATCGACCTCCGTAATACGGTCGTCCTGCAGCAGGGCCTCGGTTATGCCGCGCTTGATTTCAGGCAGGGCGAATTCCTTCGGCTGGCCGATGAGGTCTCGGAGCTCCACGCCGTAATTCCAGGAATAAATCAGGTACATGTAGCGCTCGGTGCTCAGGATAAAATACACGGCCTGCCGGAGCGCCTCCAGGCCGTCGGTCATTCCGCGGATTCGGCCGTGCTCCAGGTCCACGGCGTAGGTGAGGCTCGGCTGAGTCTCGATTTTCAGCGTGAGGAGGTCGTTATCTACTTGAGGTATCATTTCAGCGCCTCCACTCTGTCTAAGATAATGAATTTCTGGCCGCCGTCCGTCCGCATGAGCAGGACTTGCTCGCCGGCCTTCAGCGCGAGATGGACCTTCCACTTTTTCCGGCCTTGATACTTGTGCGAGTGCGAGGCGAAAGAGGCGTCTCCCGCGCCGCCGCTCTCGTTCTCGGTATAGTGCGGGGCCTCGCCCGTCCCGACCATCGTCGTCATCTCGACGCAGTAGTCGCGGACGGCGTTGGTGAGGATAAGCTGCGCCTCGCCGAGCTGGAGCTTCTGGTCCACCTGGACCGTCAGGGGCGATACGCTCGTCACCGTGCCGAGGACGAAGGCAAAAGGATTGCTCGCGGCCACGGCCTCGACCGCGGCGCGTTTTACGTTGCCCAAAAAGGCTTGCATATCAAGTGACAAATGTACCACCTCGCAATTTCAGGTCCATCAAGTGCTGATTCTGCTTGAAGTTATGGGTCACGTGCTCGACCATCAGATAGCTTTGAATGTTGATGTCGCCGAGACCCAGCTTCACGATAACGGACGACCCGGCCCGCACCCGCTTGTCTCCCAGCGCGTCGGAGACGGACAGCGAGCGGGTCTTGGTGTTGTAGAGCTTCAGCAGGGCCTCGGCCTTCGCCGCGCCGCTCGTGGAGAGCTCCACGGTATCGGTATATTGCAGGAGGCCCCACTGATTGATATTCGCGCTGTCTTTCGCGATAAAGATTTCACGCTTGCCGGTCTTCTTGTTCTCAAACGTGATTTTGATTTGATTGTAAGTCTGCTTGTCGATAGTACTCGAATAGGAATAATCGCCCAGCGTGTCCACGTCAAGGAGCAGGTCGAGCTTCATATTCTCTATATTCCGCAGCGTCAGCTTGCCGACATCGTCGTAGAGGACGAAGAGCTGCGTCTTGGCCTGCAGGGTCTCGTCGAGCGCGTTCTGCACGATGTCGAAGAGCGTCGTGTTGTCCTCGGTCCTCGACGCGATGACATATCCCGTGTCCTCCAGAGTGCCCACGCTCAGCCGGAAGTCGTCGGCCAGCATTTTGATGACCTCGCTGGCCTTCTTGTTCGTATAGACGTAGGTGTCCTTGTTCTTGAAGTAGCGGAGCTGGTCGTAGCAGGTGACGTCGATAAGGTACGGCGATTTTCCCGAGCGGCTTTTGGTAAAAACAAAGCCGTAAAACATGTCCGTCCCGTCGACGGTCAGCTTTACGGCGTTTCCTTCCTGAAAGGACAAGACGTCGTCTTTCGCCACGGAAAACTTGAGCTTTCCCGGCGAGCCTTTTCGGTCCCACTCAAGGCTGATTCCCTCCTCAGCCGCGGGGTAGTATATTGTGCTGCCGTTCTGAATAATCAGGTCTACCTTCATGGTATCGTCAACACCTGCCCCACGTAAATAAGGTTGGGATTCTTAATCTTGTCCTTATTCGCATTATAGATTTTTGTGTAGTCGGCGCCGCGGCCGTAGTATTTTTTGGCAATATTCCAGAGGCAATCCCCCTTCTTGACCGTGTAGGTCTTCGCGGTCGGTTTCGTGCTCGTGTCGCGCGGCTTTTCCTCTTTTACGACGGGCTTGCTCTCGGGCGTCGGTTTCGTGACCGTTACGGTCTTCGTCGCCCAGTCCACGTATTGCTTGAGGGAGAGCGCCACGGTCACGTCTGGGCCCTTCGTGGCGTCCTCTGTGACCGTATAATCTTCCAGGCTTACCTTTATATTCGAGTCGTATAAAAGAGCCCCAGAGGGCGATACACGGCTCACGATAAACTGGAAAGGCGTACGCTCGGTCATCAGTTTCTCAAAGGCGGACAGGTAATAATCCGGCCGGTGGAATTCCCCGGAGAAGGGGTACGCGCCCAGCATGGGAAGCACCGCGTCGAAGCTGATTTCGGTCAGGCCCGGGAGCCGGAGGAAGTTGATTTCTCCCTCGTTGACCAGGGTCAAGGTCTTATTCGTGCCCTTGACTTTGACCTGCAGCTTTTGCGGCGTTACAGGCAATAACAGATTGCCGAAGTAAAAACTATACATCAGGCGTGCAC